TCCACTCCGCCGCGGCTTCGTCCGTCATCCGCGTCATGTGGACGTGGTGGCCGACTTCGTGATCGACAGTGCCCTTGATCGAGTACCAGCCGAGCCCGGCCGTCTCGCGCGGGCGGATCCGGATGAGACTCTCCTGCGAGTTATGCGACCCGACCCAGTTCGGCCGGTCGAGGCGCTCGGTGACGAAGACGGTCCGGAGTCCGTCGAGATGCTCCTTCGGGAGCGCGTAGATCGCCTTCTCCGTCTCCGACGACGACTTCGGCCACTTCGTTTGATCCATCCCGCGGAAGTCCGGGAACGACGGCTTCTCCGACGACGGGGGCGCCGTGTGCGTCGTCGAAGGCGGCGGGGTGATCGGGTTCCCGCCCGCGCGCTCTGCCTTGACCTGCTCGTAGACCTGCTTCAGTCGCTCCTGGCTGATGTTGTGGCCCGCGGCCCGGAGTTCTTTCAGCGCCTGCGCCCGCGTGAGCTTCGGGTTCTCGACGAGCCGCTGATGGAGGAACGCGGCCGCGTGGGCGTTCTCGATCTTCGCGCCCTCCGTGCTCCCCCCGTTCGTCCAGCGCCCATGATCGTCCCGCGCCTGATCCTCCGAGTAGAAGCGGGCGACGCGGAACCGGATCCGCGCGGCCTCGTTCGCCGAGAACCCGTTCGCCGTGTCGTCCTCCTCCTCGGCCTGCTGCTCGGCGAGTTCTTCGTTCGAGAGCGGGCGGAAGTCGCGCTGGCAGTTCGGGTGCTCGAGCGGGTTCGCTTCGGCCTCTTCGACCGTCCAGACTTCGCCGTCGGCGTTCTGGCACTCCTCGTCCCACTCGTCCCCGTCCGACACGTAGACGTACTCTTCCCCGGCGTCCTTGAGCGACGCGACGACTCCGAGGTTCCACGCGGTCGCGGCTTCGGTGCGCGCGATCATGTCGGCGCGCTCGGGATCGAACGCGAACGCCGTCTTCAGCTTGTCGCGCAGTTGCGCGTCGGTCCATCCGTTCTGCTCGGCGAAGGCGATCGTGTCCCGCACGCGCCCGCGGGTCGTCTCGTCGATGTCCGTGATCGCGTCGGCCGCGCGCGCGTGGGCGTAGTCCGCGGCCCGGGCCCTCGCGTCCCCGATCGCCCGCGCCATCCCGCGCGAGGCCACGACGGCGTCCCGCCCGCCCCGGTACGCTTCGGAGAAGATGTCGGCGAGATCGTCCGCGAGCCCCGGCACCTCCCCGACGACGAGGGAGACGTTGACGGGGGCCTTGCGGACCGGCACGGATCAGCCCTTCGAGAGGTTCGCGGCGTCGGCCTGATCCAGCGCGTGGTCGAGCTGGTGCTTGAGGCGGGCGCGGACGCGCGCGGCGATCTTCGCCTGCGACGTGAGCAGCTTCGCGGGCCGCGGGATCGCGTGCGGCTTCGCGGCGTACCTCGCCGGGACGAGTTCAAGATGCGTCGCGAACATCCGGCTATCGAGGCCGCGCTCGCCCGACTTCGTCATCGCGTCGCGGTGAACGATCGTGACGTCGTGGCCGGCGCGGAGGAGATCCTGACGCAGGCGCTCGCCGACGTAGACCGCGCGGTGCTTCCCGTGCTCGCACCCGATCCCGAAGTTCATGTCCGTGTCGCCCGTCATCTTCCCCGCCTCGATCGCGCGCTGGACCCGGGACTTGACGCCGCCGTAGATCGCGCCGGTCATCGGGTGCGCTTCGAGCGCGGCCCGGACTTCGTGATCGTTCCCCATCCGCATCGCCGGGTACTCCCGCGCGGCCGACATCGTCCTCACGTCGAAGTTCATCGAGGTCCCGTCGGGCGTCCCGTACTCGTGGCCGAACGTCGTGAGGATGATCCGGGGACGCCCGCCGATGACGGACGCGGCGGCGAAGCGCTGACGCCGCGAGTAGAACTCCTGCACGGCCTTTTTCCCGCGGCGACGCCGGAGGACGTACGCGGCGGACGACTGGACGTCGGCGAGGGTCGCCATCGCCTGCTTCTTGTCGGCCGCGGCCTTCGCGGCGGCGGGCTGCGCGGGCTTCGCCGGGGCCGCTACGGGCTGACCCGGCTTCGCTACGCTCTGACCGGGCTGGGCCGCGGCGACCGGGACGGGCCTCCCGTCGGGACCGACCGCGGGCGCGAGCATGGGCGGGACCGCGGGCTCCTCGCCCTTGATGTTCCCGTTGAGCGTCAGTTCCCCGTCCTCGGACACCTTGAGCGAGCAGCGCTGCACGAGATCCTCGGCCGCGATCGCTTCGCCCGCCCCGGCCAGCTTGAGGTTGTTCGCGACCTCCGACAGCTCCTTCGGATCGTCGCGCTCGATGACGGACGACTCCGTTCTGGGCGCGTGGTTCTCGGCCCACGTGATCCCGAACTCGCGCGCGACGTACGGAAAGACGCCGCCGTGGAAGATGTCGCCGTCGATCTCTTCGGCGCGGCTGTTCGTCACGTCCTTGAAGAGCTTCACGGCGTCCGATGACGACGTCCTCGACCCGGCGCCGACCTGCACGCCGGAAACCTGCGAGTGTCCGAGGATGACCTTGTCGTAGTGCCGGTCGCACCACTCGATGTTCGACTCGTAGGGATCGCCGCCTTTGGAACCGGATCCGGCCGCGGTGAGAAGCTCGGCCTTGATCGAGTCGGGGATCGCCGCGCGGGAACCGTTCGCGAGAAGGTCCGCCACGAGCTCGGCGACGGCCTTGTTGTTCGGATCGTCCTCCGGGTACGTCACCATGACGGGCGGCATCCCGAAGTTCTGGAGGCGCTTCGCGCGCCAGCGAACGGTGAACTGCTCGATCGCCCACGCGATCAGGCACTGGAAAAAGAGCCCGCGCTGGTCGAGCGGTTCCGTGTCCGCGCCCGACTCGACGAAGATCATCTTGCCCGTAGCGACGAGATCGTCCACGAACGGGCCTTCCCACGAGAAGGGGTTCGCGAGGAACTTGAACCGCATCGTCTGCGGGTCGAGGCGGAACCGGCGCGCGGGGATCGGGCGGATGTCCGTGATCCTCGACCAGCGGTTCTCGATCGCCTTCGGGCGCCACATGACTTGCACGGCGGCGATCCCGTAGAAGAACTTCGACGACAGGTGCATCTTGAGATCGGGGAGCCACGCCGCCCACGCCTCTTCGGTCACGTCGCGGATGAGCCGCGCGGCCTTGTCCTCGGGGTCGGAAGAGTTCTCGTCCTCGTCGGCGTCCTCGGGCTGCGCGTGCCAGATCGTTTGCGTCGTCTTGAGCGCTTCCTTCGCCTTGAGGGTCTGCGACGACGGACCGAGCCGCATGATCTCGTCGTAGAGCGAGTAAAGCCAGCGCGGGTCGCCGAAGCGCGCGCGACGCCGGAGCCCGATGATGTCGTCCGGGCTGAACTCGGCCCCGATCGCGAGAAGGTTCTGGAGCGCCAGGTCGAGCCGGTAGTCGTTCGCGGCGGCGGGCGAAAGCTCGGCGACCCGCGACCGCGGCGCTTCGAGCGGACTCGCGGGCTGGAACTTCCCGGAGGTCGCCGCGATCGCGTCGGCGCGCTTGGAGAGAGCATCCGCGCGGAGGTCGGCCCCGAGTAGCGCGACGGCTTCGTTGACGTCCATCGGGTCATCCCTCCTTCGAGGCGGGAGGAGCTTCGGCCGGAGAACCGTCGGGCGCGACGACGAGCGCATCGGGCTCGGACGTGAACCCGAGATCGCCCGTCACCTTGTTGTACGCGTACTTGAGCTGGTAGCCGCGCTGCATGGACGCGAACGGGATGATCGCTTTCCCGCCCATCTGCGCGACGAGGATCGCGATCACCTTCACGTGGTGCTCGCGGGCCGCTTGGAGAACTTCCTCGCGACGCTGCGACGCGGACCGATGGCCGTGCAGATCGACGAGGTTGCTCATGTCCGGGTGCTCATCATACTGCCGGTCGTCCCCCGGCCCATCCGGAAAGCTTCTCGGTCGGTCCCCACGCGTTCGCGCCGCCTCCCGAGACGGAGTCCTTCGAGAGCACGCGACGCGCGGCCCCGAGCGCGACGAGGACCGAGTCCCACCAGTCCGGGGAGTCGGCCGGGTCGATGACGAGGATCTTCCCGTTGCGGATCTCGTACTTGACAGCGGCCATCTGCTGCCGGAGTTTCGCCTGCTTCGGGAGCCGGATCCGGTCCTCTTCGAGCGCCATCCGCCAGTTCCACGAGACCTCGGCCTTCTTGTTGACGAAGCGGTCGATCAGCTTCTGGTCCGCCTTCGACTTCTCGCCCGTTTTCTTCGCCATGCCGGGAGGATCGGCCGAGCGCCACTCTTCGACGAGGACGGGAAGGCTTCGCTCGCGCGCGGCTCGACGGATCGCGAACCCGACTCCGTGTCCGAGTCCCTCCATGTCCACGCGGACGGCGCGCGGGTTGAGGGTGCGGACGCGTTCGAGAACCTTCTCGACGGACTTCTCCGTGTCCCTCTCGTGCCAGTTCTCGCATGGGCCGACCTCGTAGCGGAGCATCGGGTCCGGGCCGTACGCGGGCGCCGTCACGTTCTCGTCGCCGTCGTCGGACCCGGCGACGTCGTAGCCGAGCGTCGGCTGACCGGCGACGTGCCACACGGGGAGCTTCTTCACGACGCGCTCCTCGTCCGTCAGCATCGCGCGTTCGATCCACGAGAACGGGAAGAGCGCGCCCTCGGCGTTGTCGATGTACTCGGCCTCGGCGCGCGAGCGGTACTCGAAGGAGTCCTTGCCGCCGTACTCCTTGAGCGCCTCCTCCTTCCACTTCACCTTCCCGGGGACGCCGTCGGCGATAAGATCGTCGATCGTCACGACCTTGCGGATCAGCTCCGGGCCGGAGTCGATGTCGCGCTCGTAGAAGCGGCCGGAGCGGATCGACGGCGTCGAGATCCATACGTCGAGCGTCTCGGGGGACGCGAGCATCCCCTGCGTCGCCGTGAAGACTCCGTCGAGAACCGTCTTGGCCTCGTCCACGATCCGGCACGCCGCCACCTGGGATCCGTGGCCTTCGAGGTTCGCCGGCTTGTCGGACGCGGCGCCCGTCGCGAACCAGCCGCGGCCCATGTCCCACTTCACGTCCAGCATCCGGCCGAGCTTCATCCGCGCGAGAAGGCCCTGCTCGTAGAGCTTATGGATCTCGTTCCAGAGAAGATCCTCGACGCCCTTCCACGTGGGCGCGGTCGTCAGGACGCGCGAGCCCGGGCGCGTCGCGCCCCACCAGAGCACGAGCCCGCCCGAGAGGTACGTCTTCCCGCTCTGGTGACACGTCCGGATATGAACCTTCGTGTGGAGTTCCCCGGCGCGGCGTCGCGTCCCGATCTCGTCGAGGAGTTCGCGTTGCCAGCGGCGCGGCTTCGCTTCAAGGACTTCTTCGAAGAAGAGCAGCGGATCGTCGTAACACGCGTCGAAGAGATCGACGAGCGCATCCCCGAGAACGACGCCCTTCGCCGCGATCGGCGGAAGGATGAGCCCCGCGATGTCCGGAGCGTTCACTCGTGGCCGTTCCCGTTGTGCCCGTTTCCGTTCCCGCCGAGATCGGGATCCGCGACGAAGTCCGTCGCCTCTTCGATCACCTCGGCCGTGATGACGCCCGGGAGAAGCGCACGACGAGCGCGAGCACGCTGAGCCGCCTCCTCGAGCCGGGCCGGGATGTCGCCGATGGCGACTTGGAGCTCCGTCCGTTCGCGCCAGACGTCGGGCCTCCGGTTCTTCAGCCAGAAGATGCACGCCGCGACCGACTGCGGCCCGTCGCCCGTCGCCTTACGGAAGAGCGAGAGCGTGACGTACGCGTCCGATCGCTCCGGCGCGTTCTCACACTCCTCGCGGAAGGCCGGGTCGATCGCCTTGCGATCGTGGATCGTTCTCTCGCCGACGTCGGCCAGTTGAGCCGCGATCTTGTACGACGCCCCGGCTCCGAGCGCGCCGAGCACGATGCCTCGCACCTTCGGATCGTCGATGCGCGACGGCAGCGTGCGCTGGTCGATCGTTCCCTCGGCGGTCGTGCCGGAAACCTTTCGGGACTGCGGCGTTTTCTTCGCGTGGCCGCGGTTCGGATCGTCCTTCCGTTTCGCCGAAGGGGGATGCACGCGGAAAGTTTAGCAGGAGTGAAACCGGGTCGGCCGGGTCCGACGCGAGAAGGGCCCGATCGGAGCCACGCCACGAGGTGTCCGGGTGGAGCTCGCCCTCTTGCGTCGGGATCCCCCGGCCGAC